CATAGCAGACCCAGCAACCACACGCACAAGCCTTGCAGCCATCAAGAACGCAGAATTTAGCGAGACTGGGGCTTTTTATATGGATGGCTCTGGAACGGCTGTATTTAAGTCCAGAGCGCAGGTTATGGCTTCTCTAGCTGCCACGCCAACCGCGTTTAACCAAACAGGCGGCATTCCATACAAGAATGTCAAATACGCCTTTGACGATAAGCTCATCATTAACACAGCAACCTTTGGTCGTGTTGGTGGCACTCCAGTCACAGTCACCAACACAGATTCGGTCAATAAGTATTTCCCACACAGCATTTCACAGACTGACCTTGTGGCAGAAACCGATGCAATTGTGGAGAACATTGCTCGCGAATATATTGCGAGTCGTCAAGAGACCACCATCCGCATTGACGAACTCGAAGTGGACTTACTCGATCCAGCAGTACCAACCGACACAATGCTCGGGCTGGACTATTTCAGCAATCTACTTATTACCAATGTGCAGCCCGATGGCAGCACCATTGTTAAAAACCTGCAATATCAGGGAATCAGTTGGGACATTACGCCTAACAAAATGACCGCAAAAATAACAACACTCGAACCTATTGCCGATGGTTTCATAATTGGAAGCTCATATTTTGGTATAATCGGCACTAATACATTGGGATACTAGGAGAATCATGGCATCAGGACTACCAGCAAGCACAGGTGACGTTTTAACAGCCGCCACAGTTAATGGTCTTGTGACCTTTAGCACGACCACACAGACAGCCGATTACACTCCAGTATCAGCCGATCAGTACCAAATGCTTGTCATTATGAACAAAGCAACCGCTGTGAACTTTACAATTCCAACCAATGCCTCAGTAGCCTTCCCAGTTGGCACAGCCATCACAGTCCTTAACATTGGTGCTGGCACTTGCACAATCAAGGCAGTTACTTCAGGCACAACCACAGTTCTTTCAGCTGGAGCAACAGCAGCTCAGCCAACACTTGCCCAATACAAGAGCGCGGTCTGCATCAAGACTGCAACTGACACTTGGTATGTAGTAGGCGCAATTGCTTAATTTAATCTCTGCCATTCATGGGACTGGGGTTGCCGCATCAACCAATTCCTATGAGTCTATTGCTACCACCACAGTCGGCGCAGGTGGAGTTTCTAATGTTACTTTTTCCTCAATTCCTGGCACCTACAAACATTTGCAAATAAGAATTTTGGCTAATGGCTCAACCGCTGGTGACCAAGATTTACAAGTGCAGTTAAACAGCGATACAGGAACAAATTATTCCTACCACACGCTTTATGGAAACGGGGCATCCGCTGCCGCCAACGCTGGTGCAACACAATCGTCAATGATTGGTGGATGGAATTTTGCTATTGGCACAGGTTCAGCAAATATTTACTCTGTTGCGGTAATAGATGTTTTAGAATATGCGAACACAAATATCTATAAAACTATTCGTTCCCTTGCTGGACAAGATAAAAATGGGTCTGGAACAGTTGGTCTTTTTTCTGGAAACTGGCGCTCCACTTCTGCGGTTACTTCAATCAAACTCTACCCTGCATCTGGAAATTTTAACCAATACTCATCATTTGCCCTTTACGGCGTGAAAGGATAAACAATGGCAGCAGGAGCAACTTACACGCCTATTGCGACTACTACGCTTGGAAGCGCACAAGCTTCTTATACCTTTAGTTCAATTAGCGGTAGTTATACTGATTTGGTTTTGGTAGTTGCTGGTTCTATTGGTGGTACTGACCCGCGAAATGTTTTGCTAGAATTCAACTCGGATAGCGGTAGTAATTATTCCGTTACCATTTTATATGGGGATGGAACTTCTGCGGCTTCAGCAAGGGTGTCAAATGATACTGCCGCAAATGTTGGTGGTTTATCTAATTCAACTCAATCAAACACTATTGCACACATTATGAATTACTCAAACACAACAACTTACAAAACAGCAATAGGTAGAGGCAATAGACCTGCTGACCAAATAAATGCCAAAGTTGCTTTATGGCGCAATACGGCAGCGATTACTTCTATTAAAGTTTACATAAGTGCCGCACAAAACCTTGCGGCTGGAACAATGCTGACCCTTTACGGCATTACTGCGGCTTAAGGAGACATTATGGCAAATACTTATGAACTAATCGCATCATCCACAGTCGGAGCAGGTGGGGCAACAACAATTGACTTTACAAGCATTCCGAGTACTTATACGGATTTGGTTCTTATTTGCTCATTACGAGTTGCTAGAGCATCTACTGTGAACAACACAGTCATCAAATTTAATAGTTCCAGTTCTTCATATTCAGAAAAAATCCTTTATGGAAATGGTTCTAGTGCTGGTTCTTACAGCGACACACAAATTTATGATGTTAATAATGCTGCAAATTCAACAAGCAACACTTTTGCAAATAGCCAATTTTACATTCCGAATTATACTGGTTCTGCTAATAAATCTGTTAGTAATGATTCGGTGGCAGAAAATAACGCAACCGCTGCAACTTCACAATTAGTTGCTGGTTTATGGTCAAATAGTGCGGCTATTTCGTCTATCTCATTGACCGATTATTCAGGTACTAATTTTGTTCAATACTCAACCGCTTATCTATATGGAGTAAAAAATGCCTAAACCAACAAGAATAGAAATCAACTGCGAGACAGGCGTTGAGTCAATCATTGAATTGACCGATGCTGAAATTGCAGAAATGGAAGCAGCAGCAGCACAGGCTGAAGCAGAGCGAGCAGCAAAAGAAGCTGACGATGCTGCAAAAGCAGAAGCAAAGGCTGCGTTATTAGATCGTCTCGGTATTACCGCAGAGGAAGCCAAGTTACTTTTGGCATGAATGCGTGGCTATGCAAGGCTGGTCGTCAATTACGGGAGCAGATAGATGATGCATTTCCAAACCGCTCTCGATCCAGCGATGGGTGGGTCGCGGATGCAAGACACGTTGCGGCTGGTAAATCTAATCATATACCAGACCCTGATAGCGGAATCGTTCGGGCAATCGACATTACAAGGAATCTATCTGGAGCAAAAGAGCCCGACCTCATGCCTTATCTTGCAGACCAGATTCGTCTCGCAGCAAGAAGCGATAAGCGAATTGCTTACGTCATCTTTAACGGAAAGATCGCGTCATCTCGAATGGGCTTTCGCTGGAGAAAATATAAGGGAAGCAATCCGCACAACCATCATTGCCATATTTCTTTCACTAAAAAGGGCGACCACGATGGTTCGTTCTTTAATATCCCGATGATAGGCGGCAGCATATGAACATGAAACACCCAGCAATTATCTCTATCGGCGCATTCTTGGCTGTATGGGGAACTACCTCTAATTTCTCTTTGGACTATCGTTCCATTCTAGGCGCTGTTGTTGCTGGCGTATTTGGTTATGCAACGCCAAAAAAGTGACCCAATCTGACTTTTTTACGCTCTACATTGCGACCATCACCATCATTGGTGGGTTGGCTGGGTACGTCATTACTCATTTACTGTCTGAAATTAAACGGCTTAATCAGCGTGTCGATGAGATTTACAACATACTTCTAGAGCGATAATTATTTCCATGCCAGCAAAGAAGCGGGTCATAGATTTAGAAACATACAACCAACTGGATGCTTACTGCATTGCGTTGAATGAGTATTACAAGTCTCTACGCAAGGCTGGGTTCAACGATCCAACAGCTCTATTCCTGATTACTGAAAGGGCTTCGTTTCCAGACTGGATATTGCCAGCCAAGCCAATAGAAAAGATTGGCAGCATAGACCCTGACGAATTCGAGGATGACGATTAAGCGAATCGTAATACTTAGCGATTTACAGGTTCCCTTTGAGGATGAGCATGTGACTCGCAACATTGCGGCATTTCTTAAGAAGTTCAAGCCAGACCAGACTGTCACCATTGGCGATGAAATAGATTTCCAGACCATCAGCAAGTGGTCGGAAGGTACTCCAGCAGCTTATGACATGGTGCTTGGTGAGGATCGTGACCGCTGCGTGGACTTGCTCTGGGAATTAGGCGTTACTGATTGCATTCGGTCAAATCACACAGACCGCCTCTATAACATCATCATGAAAAAAATCCCTAGTTTCCTGTCCTTGCCTGAGCTGCGCTTTGAGAAGTTTATGAAGTTCGATGAACTGGGCATTACCTTCCACAAGAATCCCATGCAGATAGCACCCAACTGGATAGCAGTTCATGGCGACCATACGCCTATCAAGCAATTG